TCCCGTGGTCCGTCCCGTCGGTGCGGAAGGGGCTCCCCCAGAGCGAGAGGATACGAGCCGACGCTCCACCTTCGGTCGCGTAGTGGGTGAGCGGTGCCTCGCCCGTCGAGATGAGCACCGTGCGCCACTTGCTCATCTCCTGCTGGCCTGCGATGGTGCCGCGCCCACGGCCCACGCCCTGCGCGACCGAGTAGACGATGCCCGACACGCGCTCAGGCTTCGCACGCTTGCTGTCATCGAGGATGAGCGGGAGGTCGGAGCACATCGCAGCGGTGCGTTCGATCCAGGTGGGCGTGGCATCCCACGACCAGATGAGGCCACCGTCACGCTCCGATGGCATGCCCCACACCGACGCGGCCAAGCGCAGCGACGTGGTCTTGCCCCGGCTTGTCTCCCCGGCGAGGTCAAGGCAGAAGTTGGGGGCTTCCGGCAGCACACGGAGGATGGGCGCGGCGAGGCTGGCGTACAGGAGCAGACCGAACCGGGGATGCGGGCGCAGGTTCGTGACGAGAGCCTTCCACGTCTCGAAGTCTCCCGACTCGCGGTAGCCGCTGGCGATAGCCGACGCACCAGGGCGGTGCGTGTTGAGGTGCAGGCCCGCCTCGTCCCATTGACCGTCGAGCGATGCCCCCTCGACGCCGTCGATGGTGATGCGGTTGCGCCCCCATAGGAAGTCGTTGCTGCCCTGCCAGCCAAGGTGCGAGGAGACGCGGGCCTCTGGCAGGCTAGCGTCGTTGGCCACCATGAACGCCTCGAACCACCCGACGAGCTGCGGTGCAGACTGCGACGACACGGGGAGGTCGAACTGCGAAAGCTCCGCGAGGTTGCGCGCGATGGCTACGACCTTGCGGTCGCACACGTAGCTGCGCCACACACCACGGCTTCGCCAGCGGAGGATGACCTGGCTCCCGTCGCCGGAACTATCCCGCAATATCCCGGTCACAATAATCGGGACGCGCGAGATGTTCTCGGCCTGCTCCTCGCCCTGCGAGTCCATCTGCACGCGCCAGATGCCACCGCTGTTGAGCCGCCATCCGACCGGGACGCTCAGGTCATCGGGGAGGTCGAGCCCTTCCTTGATGTCGGCGAGCTGGTCCTCGACGCGCTCTAGCAGGGAGACGATGCGCTTCCCCTGCGACGGCTTGCCTGCTCCGTCCCGGCGGGCGGCACGCTTGACACCGTCAGCCTCCAGCCTGAGTTGACGCAGCAGGGTATCGCCCCACTTGCGGAAGCCCTGCCGCTGCTGGACCGCGAGCACATCCCTGGTCAGCGCGTTCTGGTCCTCGACGTACTGACAGGCCAGCCCAAGGATGAGCTTGGGCGTGGCGATGTTCGTCCACTGGGTCATGGCATCGCGCGACGTGATGGTGTCGAGGTTGCCTGCCCACTCGCGGAGCGAGGCTACGGCCCACGTCGCCATCTTGGCTCTGGTCTTCGCGTTGCCCAGGTCGCGTGCGTCCACGCTCTGTGCGAGTAGGTCATCGAGGCGGGCCCCGCCTGCGAGGCGGGCTCCGAGGTCTTCAGACATTGACGTTCTCTCCTGTGGTGGTGGTGGCGGCTTCCGCAGGCTGCGTGAGGTGGACGCGCCTGCAATCGTGGTGAGCAAGGACCGCTGCGATCTCCGCGGCGTACTTGTCGCCTGTCGGGTCGTTGTCGGTCGCGATGTAGACGGTAGAGCGAGGGGGCAAGCGAGCGTCTCCGAGGTGACGCCACGACCCTGCCGTGCCGCCGATGACTGCGAGCCGCGTATCGTGCCGCGCGTGGGCAGCGACGGCTAGGTAGTCGGTGAGCCCTTCGACTATCACGATGCGTTCGACCTCCGTCGTCTCGCCCTGGAGCATGGGCCGTGCCTTCCACGGGTCGAGGAACAGCCAGCCCGCAGCGTAGCCACGGGGCCAGCGCGTCTTACCCTTCGTGTCCTCGCGGATAGCGCGAGCATGGACGGAGCGCAGCTTCCCGTACCCGTCGTAGCCCCCAACTGCGAGAGGGTACTCGCTGCCCCACGACCACCAGTCAGGCCACTCATTCTCGGTCGCAACCAGAGCGGCGCACGGTGCATCGAGGGGGATGCTGCGCGAGGTGAGGTAGGCTGCGACGGCAGGCACGTTCTCGACGCGGCGACTGTGCTCGCGGAGGAACGCGACGACCTCGTCGGCGGGAGGTGGAGGCAGCTCAGCTACCACTACGGGTGCGGGACGAGGTGACAGGCGCGGTGCCTCGACGTGGTGTTCGACCTCGACCAGGTGCATGGACGCAAGCCAGTCTCGCACAGGTCGCCAGTTGTCCCCGGTGCGCGGGCCTCGACCGAAGACAAGTCCAGCCGCCACCCAGAGCCCGCCACCGTAGACGCCGCAGCGGATGCACTTGCAGGCAGCACCACCCTTGTCCCATAGGACGGGAGGACGCTTGTCCTTGCTCGACCGTTGGTCAGCAGCGCACCACGGGCACGGCCCGAAGCCACGACGGCGCACGTCGAGGCGTTCCCCTGCGGCAGCGACGACGGCATCAGCGCGGAGGTCACGCGCCTGGTCAAGCCACGTCATGCTGCACCTGCCATGAGAGAGGCGGGTGCCGCTGGCGGGACCACCACAGACCCGTGCTCCAGCGACCCCGCCATAGCCGCGACGATGGGGAGAGAGTCCATCACTGCGACTGGCCCCACATAGCAAGGCAGGCTGCATCGGCAAGTCCGTCGTGCGGCTTGCGGCTGCGACCATTCTGCAAAGAAAGTTTAGGGAGGCGTGTCCTGACCAGTGCGATGGCGGCGTCCTTCTTCTCAGCACCATGCCACCCACCAGCGGGAGGCGTGCCAAGGATGGCGCGGGACCAGACCGCCGGGGATACCTCCAGCACCGGGATGTCGTGGCAGACCCCTAGGATGCGGCCCCAGTTCTTCCCGCAGTTGAACGCGCCGACGCGACCCTCCATCGGTCGGGTCTGCTGCTCTTCCACGACGACGCGGAATGGCTCGACATCAAGGCACGCCTCGCGACGAGCGAGCATGAGGTACTCGCGCACGATGCTGGGGATGACGTTTCCGCGCAGCACGTAGGGTGCCATCGGGTCATCAGCCGACCAGCGGTGAAGCACATCGTCTCCACGCAGGACCACGATGCCACCGTGCAGACCAGGGTCGATACCTACGACGATCATGATGCCTCCACTAGTTCGATGCGCCGACCGATCCAGCGCATGCAGTTGACGGCCATGCTGTTGCCGAGAGCCTTGTATCTGTGCCCATCACCGCAGGGTTTGCCCTTGTAGTTCACATCGGTCCAACCATCTGGGAACCCTTGGAGACGCTCGCACTCGATGGGTGTGAGGCGACGGACCTCGTCTCCCGCCGGAAGGATGCGTCCGGTGTAGGCGTCCTGTCCGTTCAGCCCTCCACCGTGGTGGGCTCCGTCGGAAAGGGTGCCACACACTTCAAAGCCGATGTCAGGGCGGGCGGCAAGTCCTTCCCCTTTCGCCATGCGCGTCGGAGGATTCCCGCGCACGCCTTCTGGCTCAAGAAGAACCGACGCGGCACGGCTGAAGTCTCCTCCAGAATGTCCGACAACGAAGACACGCTTCCGTCGCTGGGGGACGGCACCAGGGTAGCCGTCCACTCTGGTGTACTGAGCGTCCAAGACCCTGTAGGCCCACCCATACCCGAGGTCTTCCAACCCCCCGAGGAAGGCACCAAAAGCCCGTCCTCCGTCTTGAGACAGGACACCGGGGACGTTTTCCCAGACGATCCACTTCGGGCGAAGTGCGCGAGCCAGTCTGAGGAACTCCAACGTGAGGCCACCGCGAGGGTCGGCAAGTCCTGCCCTAAGTCCTGCGACGGAGAAGGCTTGGCAGGGCGTGCCTCCGACGAGGATGTCGATGGGTTGCTCGCCATGAACATGGTGAGCTGGGTCGATGAGCTTGGTGAAGTCACCATGATTCGGAACCTCCGGGTAGTGGTGCGCGAGGACTGCGCTGGGGAAAGGATCGATCTCCGAGAACCACGCAGGCTTCCAGCCTAGCGGTTCCCATGCGACCGTAGCCGCTTCGATGCCTGAGCAGACTGAACCGTACCGCATCTCGCCTCCCCTCCGCAGGTAACGGCTAGCCTCAGAACGTGCAAGGTGATGAAAGTTACGCCAAGCGGTTGACGGCTGTCGCAGGGTGCGGTACTAGTCTGGTGCGGCATGGAGCCGCGAAGAGAGGAACATGATCACCCAGTCCCCCACCATCGGTGAACTCGCCAAGGCTCTGGCCAAGGCGCAGGGAGCCATGACATCGGCCAAGAAGTCTGCGGTCAACCCGCACTTCAAGTCCAAGTACGCTGACCTCGCGGAGGTCATCGACTCCATCCGCAAGCCGCTGAGCGACAACGGCATCGCGTTCACCCAGCTCAACACGACCGACGAGTCGGGCACCGTCTCCGTCACGACCATGCTCATGCATGAGAGCGGCGAGTTCATCGGATCCACGTTCAGCGCGAAGCCGCAGCAGGCGAACGTCCAGGGCTACGGCAGCACCATCACGTACCTCCGCAGGTACAGCGCGATGGCGATTGCTGGCCTGGCCAGCGACGACGACGATGGAC